TATATATTATATATTTTAAATAACACTTATATCTGATTATTTTTAAGTATATTATAAATTTTTTTATTTATATAAATATAAAAAATAAAAATATCCCTCTGCAGTTTATAATTCCGGACTTGGGACCCGACAGAGTATATTATTACATAATATACGATGGTTGCATTACTTTTTTATTTTTATAATTTTTTTTAGTTTTGTTTAAGTTTTTTAATAGTTTTTTTTAGTTCTGTTTAATATTTTTTTAGTTTTTTAAGTTTTTAGTTTTTCTTTTTCTAATAATCTGATTCTAATTCAGTTTCATTTGAAATATACGATGTATACCATGTTGCATTTTCTGGTTGATTAAAAGATTTTGCATCATTAAACATATCTTTCATATATGTCCCCTTGGATACATCCCAATTATTAAGAGGTTGATTGAAATTTTCCATACCGCAAAACATACCTTTCATATTTGTCACATTTGATACATCCCAATTGTTGAGAGGTTGATTGAATTTATATGCTAGACAAAACATATATTCCATATTTGTTACATTCAACACATCCCATCCAGAAATATCTTCATTAAATGATTCAGCAGAAGAAAACATATTTTCCATATTTGTCACTTTAGATACATTCCAATTATTAAGAGGTTGATTGAAAGATTTACCATTTTCAAACATACTATTCATATCTGTTACATTAGATACATTCCAATCATTTAATGGTTGATTGAATGATTCTGCATCATAAAATAATTTTTCCATATCTGTTACTTTGGATACATTCCAATTATCAAGAGGTTGATTAAATGATGTTGCAGACAAAAACATTTCTATCATATTAGTTACATTGGACACATTCCAATTGTTGAGAGGTTGATTGAAATTTATTGCTTCATTAAACATGTAACTCATATTTGTCACATTAGAAACATTCCAATTATTGAGAGGTTGATTAAATAATTGTGCACCACTAAACATACATTCCATGTTTATCACCTTGGATACATTCCAACTATTGAGAGGTTGATTAAATTTAAATGCATTAAACATACTATTCATATATGTTACATTCGACACATTCCAATTATTGAGAGGTTGATTAAATTTAAATGTATTATTAAACATACCATCCATGTTTGTCACCTTGGATACATTCCAATTATTGAGAGGTTGATTAAAATTCCATGCACTACCGAACATTCTTTTCATATTACGTACATTAGATACATTCCAACTATCGAGAGGTTGATTAAAACCCCATGTTTCTGCAAACATAAGTTCCATATTTGTTACATTAGACACATCCCATTTTGAAATATCTTCATTAAAATTTGTAAATTGTACAAATAAGTAACTCATATCCGTCACATTTGTAACATTCCAATTATTTATTTTTCCATACTTCTTAATAATTTCTTGTTGTTTATTTTTAGAATGTATTAGATTATTCTTTGTACGTTTATAGATATTTGTACGAAAAGCAGATAATTTATCTGTTTTATTATTATTTAAATCATCTTCATATCTTTTAATAAAATATATATCTTCATTTAATTTTAAATATATTGTTATAATATCACGAATAGTTTTATTTGTTAATGATTTTGGAATATATGTATATATCTTTTTTATAATTTCTATTGCAATTGGTTGAGTTTTAATAGTTTTTGGTAATATTATTTCCAACATTTTTTCTGAAAACTCATTTCTAATAAATTCATATTTTATAATATCAATATCAGACATAAAAAGTAACTAAAACTTTTTAAATCTTTATAACTATTTATATAGTACACTTGAATATGTGATAATAATATTATAAGTTAACATATTAATCATTTTTATATAATTATTATACCAATAAAAATGATTAATAATATTCTGAATATGAATATTTAGAATTAGACTTATAAATAGAATTATAATATTTTAAAATGCAAACAGATTTTTTATACAAAATAAACAAAATAGATACCATTTTTACAACAACCAAAAATGGTAAAAAAATTTGTACTACTCCTTGTACAAATAATGGATTTCTAAAAGAATTTAGACATCTTACAAAAAATAAAACTTTGCATAAATATAGTAAAATATATTTATGTGAAAAAAAAAGAAGTAAAAAAAAACATAATCAAAATATGGATGAAAAATGTATTTGATGAAATTAGATTATCAAATAAGCATAATGGATATACTATTAGTTTAGATAGCTCTCCATTAATATATATTGATAATATACCTCAAATAGATTTAGAGTCGAATAAAGTATTAGATATAATGTCTCATCATGATGTTATTAGATTATTAAAAAATATTGCATTTGGGAAATTACTGGTATATTTAGCTTCACCCACCACATGGAATTTAATTACAACTCATATAGATTTTGCAGAAAGTAGTTATAATAGATATAAAAATACTATTCCTGATGGACCAATTACACATTATATTGTAGGTATTATTGGTAAAGATGATACAGATACTATTTATATTGATGGTTTGGATTTAGAACACATGCACAATACATTAGAGATAATTAAGAAAGCCTTTAAATCATTACAATTTAAGATTAGAAGAGTGTGCAAAATAAGAAAAGTACGATATATTTAATTTTAAAAATTACTTATTGAAGACATTCCAATTGCCAACATTCCACTTACAACAATTACAATACCGATATATTTTGCACATTTTGTTTTTTTATTCTTTTTTATATTCTTATTCATATCTTCATCATCTTCATCATATTCATCTGTTTCATACAGATAACTTATATCACGCGGATATCCATAAGAATCATATTCCTTATTTTTTGATCCTCCTTTTTTATTTATATTTTTGACAATTTTGTTTTTTTTAGATTTTTTTTTTGTTAATCTTTTAATCTTATTGTCAATACTGCGTTTTTGAGTTTTTATCATTTATTATTTAATATAGATTTTAAAATAGATTTTAAAATATTTATTTATTATTTTATTATATTTTTCATTATTGTATTTTATCTTATTCAAAATAAAATAATAATATAAAGAATATTTTGTAAAATAGAAATATACGAATAAAATGTTTGAAAATACTACAAATGAATTTGATATTAATTCTTTAAAAACAGACTTAATAAATATAATTCAAAATAAAAATTTATATTTTTCATTAAATGTTTATGATCCAATCTTAGAATATGTCTCTTCTTTAGCGTCTTATATGTGTAAAAATGATATTTTTCATTTATGTGAATGGGAAAAAATTTGTCAAATATATTTAAATGATTATTTTGAGAATGCATCAGCAGATATTACATCTGAATTTATGAATTCTTGTGAAAAAAAAATCCCCAAAAAAAATATAGAAATTGATATACCAGAAGGTGAAGGTCAAATATTATGTAATGTTGAATTCAAACTTGCATATGGTGGTAAAATATTATTAAATACTACAAATTTTCATGTAAGAAGAGGGAGAATTTATGGATTATTAGGTCATAATGGATGTGGTAAATCTACATTAATGAGAGCAATATCTTCCGGTCAATTGAATGGATTTCCTGGAGCAGATGAATTAATGAAATTAAACGCATGTTTTGTTGATCACGATATCGATGGAAGTGATGCAAATACACCAACTATAGATTTTTGTTTACAAGTTCCCGTTTTAGCACCTCTTGGTAAAGAAAAAATTCGAGAAAAATTAATTGATATGGGATTTACAGAAGATTTGTTACAAAAACCAATTTGTAATCTAAGTGGCGGTTGGAAAATGAAACTAGCTTTAGCAAGAGCTATTTTATTAAATGCGGATCTATTGTTACTTGACGAACCTACAAATCATTTAGATACAGAAAAACAAGCATGGCTATGTGATTTTTTAACAGGACCAGATTGTAAAAATGTTACAACTTTAGTTGTATCACATGATTCTAAATTTTTAAATAAAGTTTTAACAGATGTCATTCACTATGAAAATATGCGCTTAAAAAGATACACTGGTAATTTAGATAAATTTGTTGAACAATGTCCAATGGCTAAAGCTTATTTTTCTATACATGATACAGAAATGAAATTTATATTTCCTAAACCCGGACCTTTAGAAGGTGTAAAATCAAAAACAAAAGCAATTATACAAGCTAAAAATATTTCATTCACTTATCCTGGTTGTGAAAAACCAATTTTACAAAACGTAACAGTTCAATGTTCACAAGCTTCTAGAATTGCTTGTATTGGTCCAAATGGTGCTGGAAAATCTACTCTTATTAAAGTACTTGTTGGTGAAACAAAATCGGATAATAATTCATCTGATATATATAGACATCAGAATTGTAGAATTTCATACGTCGCTCAACATGCATTTCATCATATAGAAAGACATTTAGAAATGTCGCCAGTACAATATATTCAATGGAGATTTTCAGGTGGATTAGATAAAGAACAACAAGAAATGGAAGCAGCACAACTTACAGATGAGGAAAAGAAAAAATTAAAACAAGTTTTTATAGTTTATTTAAGAGAATTAGCTTCAGAATTAGATTCTGCAGGAAATGAAACTGGTCAAAAAGAACTTGTTTTTGATAAAATGGAACCATTGTTAGATGGTCAAAAACCTCCTCCAGTAGATCCTTCGAACGGTTTATTTAATAATTGTTCAAGAACAATTAAACAACTGGTTGGACGAAGAACACGTCATAATGAATATGAATATGAAGTAAAATGGGGTGATGCTAATGGAAAAACTATTGAAGAATCTGCAACTCTATATGTTCCAAGAATTGTATTAGATAAAAATGGTTTTTTTAAAATGATGAAAAATATTGATGATAAAATTGCTGCTGAATCTGGTAATTCAAAACCATTAACAACAAATTGTATTCAAAAACATTTAAATGATTTTGGATTAGAAGAAGAATTCGGAACATATGGTAAAATGAAAAATTTATCAGGTGGACAAAAAGTTAAATGTGTTATCGCAGCGAGTATGTGGTTTTGTCCTCATTTAATCGTACTTGATGAACCGACAAATTATTTAGATAGAGATTCACTAGGTGCTTTATCATCTGCTATCAAAAACTTTGAAGGTGGTGTACTTATGATTTCTCACAATGCAGAATTCTTCGAAGGCATTGCACCTGAAATTTGGGAAGTTTCTGGAGATACTACTGTTAAAATTTCAGGAGCAGACTATTTAGAAGCTATAAAACAAAAAGAATTACAAGAAGCGAAACAAAAAAAGAAAGGCATTCCAAAGATAGAAGAGGAAAAATTTGATGCTTTAGGAAACAAAATTGTCGTCGAAACATTAGCATCAGACATAGATAGAGATTATATTAAAAAAATGTCAAAACAACTTAAACTTTTAAAACAAAGATTAAAAAAAGGAGATGCTTCTGTAGAAGATGAAATATTTGAATTAGAAGAAAAATTCAATAAGGCAAATGAAATATTAAAAAAAGAAAAAGCAGCTGCAAAATTAGAGAAAAAAATTTTAAAAAATAAAAAATAAAAAAT